TCCTTTAGTACGCTCAAGCATTTCGTTAAACTCAGTAGACATAGTTTTGCTAAAGTTGATTCTAGCTTGTACAGACTTGCCTTTAACATCTAATTGATCAAACACGTGTTTCACAGCCTCGACGTTCGGCAAAGCATCATCCACAAAGTACATGTCGTTGTAACCCTCGGCATACTTTTGTAAGAACCAAGCGGCCTTAGCGTCGCCCGTGCTGTTACCTAAGCCAGTTATATTTTCAAGTGGTATATTAATACCTTTGGTTTTTAACCACTCGTGTATTGCTGTAGCAGATTCTTGTGGTCTAGCTGTTAGTACAAATACATTTTTAGTACCATACTTTTTAATTTGATTTTTCATTTTCTGAAGTAGTGGTCCGTCAACACCACCTCTTACGTTTACAAAATCTGTAAAATCAAAGTCGTATCCTAGCTTTTGGTATCTAGGTCCTTGTATAGGCCATTGACCTGAGCTTATTCTAACTTGCTCTTTTGTTTCAGGATTTGTAGCTATAATAAAGTTTTCACCATCAATTATTAAAGTTTCGTCAAAATCAAACGTTGACATACCCCTAGACTTAGCAGATCTGCTTTGATAAAGATAAGCATTGCTAGCGTCTTTTAAAGTTTTACTTCTTTTTGTTTCTGGTCTTACAATATAACTGTCTAAGTACTTTTGCATTTTTCCTTTAGCATCAGCAGTAGTCATTTCGTTTGTAAACACTTGAAATAACAACTCTTGCTGCATTGAAATAATATCTTGCGTCATGTGTAGTGATTTATCTACGCCAACGTTAAATGTTTCTGCTAAAGTTCTACCATCTGGTAATGTTATTACGTTTGGATTAATACCGTAATAAGTTTTACCATTTAGCTTATATTCTTTTTTATTTACTACTGGATTTATATATCTAACCCAATAAGGCATTATACCAAATAAGACGTCGTGATAATATTCTTGAGGTATTTTATCAACATATTCACCTAGTAAATCGTCAAATATTTTTGGTAAAGCTCCTTGAACAAAGTTTTCGTTCATTTGTTGTAGCATACCAGCGTCTAGAACACCCATGTTAGCTAAATCCCAAAGCATTTGAGCATGCTCAGTAGCTGGTTGCGCGTGTTCTTCTCTATTAACTAAGCCTAGCGTGTTGTGAAAACCATACTTAGAATTTATTCTTACAAAGTTTTTTTGATTAACAGGTGTTGACTCTAAAGCTGCAGCCCAAAACTTCCTGTTATTTTTGTCTTTAACACTTTCTTGTATAACTAACCATGTTTGAGAAAAACCTATTTCAGAGTTATTTAAAAAATCTTGGTTCTTTTGTTTTTTCCAAAAGTCTTGAGCCCAGTCATTATTTTGTTTACCATATTCTTTTCTTGAGCTAATAGCTTTTAAAACATCAGTTTCTTCTGCAAACTCTACATTTTTAAACTGCTCGTTAAACTGGCCTTTGTTTGCAAATAAATGTTTGCTGCTAGCAGGAAGATGTTTTGATCTAGACTCTTCAAAATTAGGATCACTTTTTAATATTGTTGTACCATCGTTTAAATAGTATTTTTTATCAATTTTTTTACCATTTGCATCTTTAACTGGATCAAACTTTCCACCCGAGCCAGTTAACTGCATTAGCCAGAAACTTTTAGGCATTTGCTTAGAACCATTTTGAGTAATCCATTTGATCATCTCGTTTCTGTCAGTATCTTTAGTAAGATCTAATCTATTATACTCGTGAGTCTCTGCTAATCTATTCCATGTTTTTGAAAATAAAACTGGAGACATACCATCTGATATTGTAGCAAGTTGTGGATTTTGTTTTCTAAGTTCTTGATTAGTTATTATCTTGCCAAGAAGATCAGCTAAGGCTATTATTCTAGCAGACGTGTTTCTATCACGTGTAGGAACACCATCTACTATACCTACTAAAGCTAATAATTCAGAGTCTAATATATTAGTTCTTTTAACTTGAGTTTTTAAACCAGCTTTTGTTTTAGCTCGTGAAGATCTTTTATTGTAAAAAGCATCTAATATTGTTTTAGGTACACCTGTTGCTTTACCTTCTGAATTAAATCCTTGCGGTAAAATCTGTATCATCAAAGCTGCGTTCTTGTTGAACCAGCGTTGAGCTGAAGCAACTTCCGCGGCTGTAAGGTTTGCTTTGCTTTTTATTTTTTTAGGAGATATACCTAGTAACCCACCAACAAGCTCCGCTACAGCATTAGGAACATCTTTAAAACTAGTTAGTGTTATAGGATCGATGTTGGCATTGGTAACTGCTTCAGCAGCTTCGTTAGATACATTTAAGTTATTAGCAACATCAATTAACCTTGTTTTTCTTTCAGGTTCAGCGATAGCGTCTTCAGCTGTTTCTTCAGCAGCAACGCCTCTAGCCTCTGTTATGTCGGCTTCAAAGTTTTCTTTTAATACTTTTTTAGCAGCTTCAATAGCCCTAGCTGGTAAGAACTTATTTATATAAGCGGCTAAAGGAACGCCAGACTGTGGATCGTAGTCATTAACTAAACCATACAAACCTCTTTGACTAAGCTCTATCTCAGTCATAAGTAGCTCTTCGTCATAACCAGGTACCTCGCTATATTTTCTAGCTAGTCTGTTTGTTATAGGTTTAAACGCTTCTATAATATCGAATATACCTTCTGATCCTCTTTCGCTATATATTTGTTGAACAGCCGCAGAGGCTTCAGATCTAGACTGTTGTTGACCAGCCGTAGATTCTGTTTTTATTTCGTTTTCAACTTGCGTAAGAGCTCCTTCAATCTTTTTATTATTAAGTAGTTGTTGCTGGGCTCTTGTTAGTTTACCTTTTTTTATGCTAGTGTTATAGTCTCTAATGAAATTAAACACATCTTCTGAAGTGTTAAATTTTATCTCACTACCTTTTATGTTTTGACCAATTCTTCTAAGAAAATCTTTTATCTTAGTCATTGGTGTTGTCTCTACAGTTATATCACCAGAAGCTAAAGCGTCTGACGCTAGTGTTAATGCTTCCACCGCTTGTTGAGAAGGGTCTTCTTGATATAATCTTAACTTATTTACAAACGTGCTATTCTTAAACTGCTCTACATCAAGATCTATTAAAAATTCAGTAAGGGCTCCACCAACTTGCGCGGCTACTTGAGGATCGTTGTTTACTGTTTCTGCTATTAGTTTGTGTAAAAACTCATGAGCAGCTACGTTTGTATTACCTCCGCTAAGAGCCACTGCTTTGTTAATGAACATCTCACCTGTGCTAGAATCAAAAAATCCTTCTTGCCTAGAGTTGTAGTCAGCTACTTCTTCGCTAATACCGTTTTCAATTAAGTGGTTTTTTAATTGCTCTGAGTTTTCAAAAGACTGTATTAAATTACCAGATACTTTGTTTACGTTATTTATTGTTTTATTTAGTATCTCTTCTCTTCTTCGTATTACATCTGTATTCTGTATAGCTTCGTCTAAGCCTTTTATTTTATTATCTATTTCACTATGAAAAGCTTTATCTATATTTTGTTTTTTATTTACTAATCTTTGTTTTTCAATTAATAAATCTAACTGCTCTGTAGTAACAGTTTCTGGAGCAGATTTTATAGCGTTTCTAATCTCGTAAGCATGCGCTTTAGTGTCCATCACTTGCTCGTAATTAGCTCTAGCTACATCTTTAGATTTTTGGTTATATCTTCTATCGTTTATTACTTTTCTGGCATGATTCTCTGCCATTTCTTCATCAAGCTCTATAGTTTTTATTATTTCATCAGCATTGTTTCTATACTGATCATAAATAATTTGTTTAGACTTTTTATAATTTTTCGGAGCAGCAACAGTTCCAAGAGAACCAGATAAAAGCAAAGTACCAACTATGACGTTTCTTTGGGCTTCAGCGTCTAAAAACTCAGAGTGAAAGTTTTCTAGAGTAGCTAGCTTTGCTACATCTTGCATTGCCATCTCTACTTGTTCTTCCCCAAGCTCTTTTGCTATGTTTGCTGTAAACTGTTTAAAAACTTTTTTCCTAGCTTCTACAGTAGCTGCTTTCTTTAAATTACCAACAAAGTTGTTTAATATACCTTGACCTGCTGGTGTTTTAAAAAAGTTTCTATCAGGCATTATCATCTGAGACAAGCCCGTAGCAAATGACATAGCGTTAGCGTAAGCAAAAGCTTGCTCGTTATCTAAACCTTGATTAATACCGTCAGTGTAATTATCTGTTATAGTCATTCTATAGGTTGCATCAAGCATCCTAACACCTTGCTTTATCTTTTCTGAATTTTTAGCTATTGGAGCAAAACTCTTTAAAAAATTAGCTCCTTTAGTATACATAGTAGTTCCTTGCGCAACACCTTGAGCACCACCAGAATACATTATACCAAGTGTAAAAGGTAACATTTTAGCTACCATTTTAGTAGCATTTCTAAAGTTAACGTTATAAGCGTCTGTATCTATAATTTGCTCAAACGTGCTTTTATTTCCTGGATCGTAAAGTTTATTAGATATATCTGCGCCTATGTCAGACTCAGCGAAAAGTTCAACATTACCTGGTGTCATAAAAGATTCTAATAAATAATCATTATAATCAAAATACTCTGTATCGTCTCTATATAACCTGGTTATTTGATAACCTAAAAAACCACCTAAACCTACAGAAGATTTATATATCATTGTAGAACCTTCGTTTGCAAAAGTAGCTAAAGCGTCCCAACTTTCATAACCTTTTTTCTTCCACCAAGAATCTGTTTCTAAGCTTTTCTTTATAAATCTGTTCTTATATTCTTGTATTTTATCTGTTACTGCAAAATTACTATTAAAAGCTTGTTTTGTTGCATCATAACCTAGCTCAGTATAAACTTTACCTAAATAATCGTTAGCTTTGTCGTACTCTTTTAAAATTACTTGCTCTCTATTTTTTAGCTGCTCGTAACTTTTCATTAGCTGATTATTTTGAGTAACTAAATTGTTATAAGCAATTATATCTTCTTGACTAGAGTTTTCATTTACGTCACCTAATAAGTCTAGTTGTCTTTTTAATTCTTTTTGCTGCGTATCAAATACTAAAAAATCTTTTTGTAGTGTTTCTGCTTTAGACTGTAAGGTGTTTGTCAAACCTTCATATACAGTGTATTTTCTCTCTAAAACTTTTGCTTTAGCCGATGTTATGATATTTTCTTTTTCAGGTAAAGATAATATCATACTTTCAAATATTTTTCCATCAACATCTTGCGCAGCTCTATCAAAACCTTCAAGACCAATATCTAAGTAAATTTCTTTAACTATTTCATCACTTATCTCTATAGTCTCTTCATCACCAGGCTCCCAAGACATTGAAGTTAGATCATCACTTTGAAGAGCGGTTGTAAGATTATCTCTACCTTTGTTAATTACTTCTTCTTGATCGTATCTATGCTTTTTTAATATGCCAGCTTCTAAAGACTTAGCGTTTTGTCTTTTTTCGTTAGCCATTTCTATAGCTTGAACTTCACTAAATCCCTGATCTAAATAAAACTCGTAATACCTTTTAAAAACTTTATCTAGCTTTTTATCACCTTCTTTAATGTCTCTATTGCGAGCATCATATTCTATTTCTCTTTCTAATCGAACTGGATCTTTTTTAGCTTGCTCTAGTGTAGTGTTTTCATAGTTTTGCATTGCTTTCAACGCATCAGCAGCCGCTTGAGACATGTAACCGTAATCAGCTACAGCTTGATCGTATGTTTTTTTAAGATCTTGATAATAATTATCTACAGATAAATTTAGTTTGTTTAGTGTTTGCGGAAGTTGTTCTTGACGATCAAACTCTTCTTTAGTTAGTAGCTTGTCACCTTTAACATACATAGTTTCTCCAGTCATCGCTTGTTGAAAAAGCTCGTCTTGCGTAGGAGGTTCGCCTTCATCAGTAGCTAATCTATATTGAAACTCCGGTTGTGATTCCGAAGAAGTAGTTTCCGAGCTGGATGCCATATCGTTTCCCGACGCTACAGGGGCATCCTGCGTCGCAACGTCGCTTGTCTTTTCCACAAGACCTTTCGTTTTCATTTTCTCTAAATATGAATCAAAGTCCATATTGTATTTTTGAGCAGCACCCTGTAGTTGTTCTAAAGAGTATTCTGTGCCATTTAATTCGTACATAGTATTTAATTATTTGGATTTAACGGATCGTAATCAGCTGTGTAAGTGTCTTTACCACTGCCTCTAATCTCAGCGTTTACGTTTTTATCGTGACGCGCTCTTAGTCTTTTTAAATAATAAGCTTTTAGTTCGTCTCTAATATGTTCACCTATAGTACGTTCATTGTTACTAGCCCCTGAGAAACGCATTTCAAAGTCAGATACTTGACCCCAGTCTGCAGTATTATCAGGATCAAAATACTTATAAGCTTTGTCGTATTCAAGCATTATCATGTCGTCAGTAATACCTGTTTCACCTGTAAACTCAAAACTAGATTTTTGTAAAGCTTGAGCCTCTTCTAATGAAACACCGTCTTTCATTATTTCGTTATAGTTAGGTATTTTATCTTTGTATTGCTCTAAAGTTTTTGTAGCCCAAGCTATTTTAGCACCAGGTAGCTTATCTTCTTTATAGTGCTGTATGAAAGTTTTACCGTCACCACCAAGCTCTGGAAAATCATGTATCCAAGACATAACGTTTTTCTTGTTAACGTCTTTGTTATAGCCAAATATTTTACCAAGACCAGCGTTGACAGCACCTTCATCAAACTGCATGTTAGCTTTGTGATTTTTATCTACTGCATCTTGCATAGTGTTGTAATACTGCAAACCATTGTCATCTCTCTCGTATATACCTTGTTGCATTTGCTCTAAGGTCATCATTTGCATACCTTGACCGTTAGGCATAGCTACTTCAAATTGAATCATACCTCCTTTGTCTATAACCATAGGAGCGGTTTTATTCATAACTTGCTGCATGTAAAAATAAGAGTCAGACTGTCTTGTAGCTTCTGAATATCTAAATCTACCATCTTTATCTTGATCGCCCATACCGTGCTTGTCTGCAAAGTCAGCTTTCTCAAGCTGCAACTTTTGCATACTACCATTAAGTTGTTTTACTCTATTGTCAACAGCTTTCATTTCAGACTTAAGCTTAGCAAACATAGGGCTATTAGGATTTAACTTTCTAGCTCTAGCTTTCAAGCTCGCTAACTCTTTTTTCTGCGCAGATAAATACTCGCCACAAGCAAACGTGCCGTTGTTGAACGAATCAAAGCCAGACTGTACTTCATCTATGTTAAAGTTAGAAAGCTCAGCTTCTGTTCTTTTTCTTTGCTGATCTCTCATTAAAGAAAACACATTATACATGTTATTAAGTCCAGAACTGACAGCTTGTATGCTTTTGACATTAGAAGTTCCCATCATACCTCTACGCAGAGCAGCAACGTTAAACTTGTATTTAGCAGGAGAAGCTACCATAGGCGTCGCGCTTACTTGATTTTCTTCAGCTTGATCATATTCTTCCTCCTCCATTTCTTCAAACCTCTTATCATCAAACTCTTGCTGTCTTCTTTCTTTTTCAGCCTTACCAGCTTCTGTTAGGTTACCATCTTTATCAGCGTAACCTTTTTTAATCATTTCTTTTAAAGTATTTTTCTCTCTTTTCTCTATGTCCTTCTTCTCTTTCTTCTCAGCTCTTTCTTGTTGTTTTTTATCTTTATGGCTTTCAAATCCTTCACTTATAGCCATTTCATTTTTTTCAGCTCTATTTTGTAACTCTTTTTCTTTGAGCATAGAGAGCGTATTATATAGATCTGTAAGAGAGTTGTTAAGACCTGTTATACCCATAGTCTCACCCTCAAAACCTTCACGCTGTGGAAACATACCATACAAATCTGCTTGAAAGCCCTGTGCTTGTTTTAACCTTTCTTCAGAGGCTCTTAGAGCATCGTCTTTAATATCGTCGTTATTTCGAGCCATATTACTTTTTCTTTTTGGTAGTTTTTCTTTTCTTTCTCTTACTTAAAGCGGCTTTAGCTTTAGGATCTTTCATTGTAAAAGCACCTATAGCCATGCTAGCACCATCAAATATTGCCTGTTGACCCGCAGCTTTGTCTGCTCTAGCCGCCGCTAGTTGACCTTGAGTAAGACCCATTAATGCCTCTTGTTTAGCCATCTCCATTTGTTGAGAGTGCATCGCGCCTTGACCTTTAAGTTGTTGAACCTCCATTGCTCCACGTCTTTCCATTTCTTGATTAGAGGCAGCTTGTTGTCGTTCAGCCATTTTGTTTTGAGCTTCTTGTTGACCTATACTAGCAGAAGCCTGTCTCGCGGCTTGGGCACCACCAGCTACTAACGCTTGTATATTACCAGCATCAAAGCCACCAGTCTCTTGCATAGAGCTCATAACATTAGCTTGAGACTGCGCTGCAGCATCTCTTTCAAACTCAGCTTGTTGCGTGTTAACCTCTAGATCTTCCATGGTGTTTTCCATATTCTCATACTGATTCTTTGCATCAGCATAAGGATTAGATGTATCTAGACCTTCCATAGCTTCCATACGTTTAGCAAGCTTGTCTTTCAGATCTTTCTCTTCTTTCTTAGCTTTTCTACTTGCTATAAAGCCTGATATACCTTTAGCAATACCAACACCGGCCATTGCTATACCTGCTATTGCTAAACTCATGACTTATTTATTTTTAATGTATTGTTCATAATCTTCGTGTGTTAAAGAAACTAACTGTTTCTCTAGTTCTTCTATATCTGTGATGTTTTCTGGATTTGCGTGTATGTTAACAAACAAAGAATCCTCCGCAGCATATATTACTCTTTTAGACCCTGGTTTAGCTACAACATAGCAAGGAGCGATATACTCTTCTTGAAAGTCTTCTGTAGCTATAAACAGACGACCGTATAATAAAAACCAGACGTGCAAGTGCTTATGTATGGCTCCGACTACGGCTGAATCTTTTTTAAATTTCATTTCCCTTACATAAACACCATCAACAAACGTGTGCTTAAGTGGAAAGTTTTCGCTATGCAAAACTTCTTTTCCTGTGCCTTCAATGTTTTTACCGTCAGCGTTAGCAATAAGAAAATCTTGCAGTTTTATTATTTTTTCTCTAGCAGCTAGAGTTATTTCTTTTTTCATTTAATTAAATTTACTTGTATAATATCACACTTATAGTGCTCTATTTACTGCTTTCAAACATATCAGTACCTATTTGAAACAACTCTATTTTACTGTTAGATTTGTTTACAAATTTTACTTCAGCATAATATCCTAATATAGAAGACATGTTTGCCATGTTGTCTTTGCTAAAGAATATAAAGTCACTTGTAGTAGGTACTTGTTGATTAGCGTCTAAGTCTACAACTATATTTCCACCGCTTGATGTTCTTGTTATAGAAACTATAGGACCCATCTTAGTCATACCAGAATAATCAGAGCTAGCTTGCATTGTTCCACCTTGAAACGTAGTAGGAGTGTAATATACAATATCTCCTACTTGCGCGGATCTGTTTATATTGTTAGTAAATGTTAATGTTACGTTTGCCATGCCTTAATATTATGTAAACTCTGGTGAATCGTGATTTCCTACCCTTAGTCCAGTTTTTGAAAAAACTTGTAAAAAGCCTGTTTCCACTACCCCACCACCTTCGAATTTTACAGTTATCACAAGCTGTTGTTGTACATTAGCGGCGCCATGATTTGTTACGGTACAAGCCACGTCTATTTCATAACTTGCTGCACTGTTAGAGCTTGAGTTTAGTTCAAATTGATGGTTTACAACGCCTGGACCGGCAAACATGTTGTTATTAAAATATTGTTCAATATTTGCGGCAGCTTCAGTATTGTTACCAGCAGTGTTACCTGTGTAAAATGCACCAGCTACATCTATAAATTTATTTCCTTGAATAGGATCATTTACGACAAATCTGTGTCCAGAAGTAGTTTGCACCGTTATTGTTTTTACCGTTCTTTGTACTCCAGCACTACTTGTTCCCTCTACAATACTCTTGTGTTTTTCATGTGAACCGAGTGATGTAATATTACTGCTCGAAGTTACACTGTATTGGCTAGCTGGTGCTGCTATAGTAGCTAAATCACCGCTAGATCCATTACCAAATATTTGTTGAGTAGCAGGACTGTCACCCATATCTTTAGTAATATTGCAAGTAGTGTCAACTCTATGCTTTATTTCCGCCCCACCTAAAGTTACTGGTGATCCTTGAATTATTAAAGTAATATCTACAGCTGAAGTTACTACAAGACTTTCAAACTCAAAGTCAATTTGAACACCTTGATTAGGTGATCCACCTAAGTTGGTGGTTGTAACTTTATGTATATTTGCAGCCGCTCCGCTAAATGTATCACCACTAACTCCTTCTTGGTAAACAGATGGTCCAGCGCTAGGCGCGTTAGCAGCATTACCACCAACAGTTGTTATATTAGCGTTTTCAAAAGTAAAACCAAATTGTGGTGTTATAATACATTGAGCAACTACTTGGTCAAGATTAGAGTTTCCTTGAACGCTAGTAGCAAAGCTTTGAACAGTAACGCCAGCACTAGTTGCACCACCAGTGTTTTGATGAACAACATTAACAGTGATAGGAAATTCTTTAGTACTAATAGGATCTTCAAATTCATCTTCTGGTGTGAAAGATTCACCACCGGGATCTACAGGTATTACAGGCTCGTCACCGCCACCTATGTCTTGAACTGGTTGCCAAATAAGTGACATATCACCTATTATTGCAGGATCAAATGACGGAGGATCACAAGGATTACCGTCAACTATACCAGTTCCCCATTGTATATTATTCATATATGGAACAGTACCACCACCACTTGATGTCGGATTAGCACTGAATGGGAAAAATCCATCTGACATTGATGGACTAGAAGATCCAGCAAGTCCATCAAAATCTAAAGTATAGGTAACGGTTAGCTGCGTGGCTAATCCATTATTATCAAACTCTGTAAAATCCCAGTTTATTTTCAAGAAACCACTATAAGCAAACGCAGCCGATACTGTTTGTAAAAATCCAAAGCTTCCTGAGTTTTGATTATAAAAATCAGATTGCGAAGGAGAAAAAGCAGGTGCAAAGATAGCACCGGTATCCCAGCCAAGAGCTTGTGGAAATATAAAAGAAGTTAAAACATCTTGTGCTGTTTGATTACCAACTGGGCTTACGAAATGATTTCCAACAGAAGCGTTGTAGACTACAGAAAAGCTATTGCTACTTGTTGTGTAATCCCAAGAACCATTTAACACACACGAAAGATCAGCACCTGAGCTAGGCGCAAGTGGGTCAGGAAAAAGGAGTGCAAACTCCGCGTTGTTCATAGCTTGACCAAACTGTAATACGCTAGTTGATAAGTTTGGATCAATAGCCGTTGGTTGAGCTAAAGACCACTCAGAAGAAGCGCCTTCTTCCCAAATTAAGTCAATATCAAAAGGTATATAGTATTGATATATTTGTAGCGCAGTACCATCAGTATCAGCTGCTAAATTAACACTTAACGTTTGACTAGCGTTAGGCGTGTAACCACTTGCCCACTGAATCTGTACAATAATACAGTCGCTAAGACTGCCTGTTGGTAAAGTAATTGTAGCTGTAACAACATCTGTTATAGTTTGACTAGTGCTACTACTTGTATTTTGTGTTGTAGTTCCGTTTAACGTTAAACTATCTATAACAACAGTAGGCGCTGTAAAGCTTCCGTTAAAAGGAGCGGTTAAACCACTGTTAGGATCTATAAAGCTATAGCCTTCTGGTGGACACACTGTAACTTGCTGCTTACCTGTTCCAGCATCAAAACTTGAATACGTACTAAAGTCTGTATCAAATGGTATTAAAGTTTCTGTGTTGCTAGTTACAGTTACCGTTTGCTGACAAGTAACACTTAGCGCTGCGGTAACTTCTGAAGAGTAAAATAAACCACTGTTGGTGCCACCACTTATAGCGCTAGCCCTACCTATACCCTGCACAGAAAACTCTTGAGAGTCTATATTACCAGTACCGCCTCCACCACCAACGTCGTTTGTAAATGTTGTGGCTACACCAGATATACTATTAAACCACTTACCTTCTTTTTCTTTAAACTCTAAAACTTGACCTTCTTGTTTGTCTGTAGTTATAGACTCAACAAACCAACCTGTATATGCATCGTCATTATAATATTCAGCGTCTGAAAAAACAACTGTTTTAAGACCAGCTATACTTACAGCAGTGCTTAAGGTTAGTTGATTACTGCCCGTGTTTATAGCTGTAATAGTGACAGGTGTTAACTGAAGACTTTCTGGTAGAGTAAAATCATCACCAGTTACAACTTGACCTACTGTTAAGCCCGTGGGTATCGATGTTAAAGTTAAAGTAGTTGTTGCGTTGTGAGCTCCGTTAGTTGTTCCAGTTCTACTGTTAGCTATAACTTGAGCTTGTGTACCTTCGTAGTTTATAGTTTGAAAACTTTTAACAGAGCCTGGCGCGTCGTTAAATATAGGTGTTATACTTGAAAAATATTGTGTACCATAAAAGTTATTTCTACCACCAACAGCATCATCGCTATGTAGAAAAACTCTACCTTTTTTAAGAGTGTAATATTCGTTGTTAATAGATAAACCTTGCTCTATAATGTAAGACTTAAAGCTAACCCAAGAGTTTGTTTTTTCATTAAAAGATATTGTTTGAACTCTTTTTGTTACGTCAACAGTAGTATCACTATCTGTATCATCTACACCTAAGTTGTTGTGTATAGTTAGATCGTACTCACCTTTTTTATCATTAAAAGCACCAACGCAAGCCACGGCACTCTTAAGCTCGTCTGCAAAATAATCAGACATACCTATTTCAGATATAGGTGTTATTCCGTCCATAGATAATCTACAAACAGCACCTCTGTCTCTATCTGTAAAATAGCATCTAAACTCATTTTCAGCAAAAGACTCTGGGTTTCTTGATATACCATGGTCTCCACTAAAAGGAACTGCTGTACCTAACACGGCTTTATTAGACGTTACGTTTGTGTTACCGTCAGCGTTAAACAACGCGTCTTTGTTAGATAATATTTTTAAAACTTTGTTTTCACAAAAAGCTAATACATTTGTATTTCTAGTAAATAGCTTTTGTATACTACCATATTCTGGATTTAAGTCTTTTGTTATACCTTCTGCTTTAATAAACTGATTTAAGTTATTAACGTCAGTTTTAGAATTATAAATACCGGAAAATATTAAACCGTGCTTATATGTTTTTTGTCCGTAAGTTTCTGCTGTAGAAGAAGCTTTAACACCATTATCTAATCTAGGCGCGTTAAAATCATCTCTAATTCTATCAGACTCAACACCGTTACCAAAATGCCAACAGTTGTGGAAAGGCAAAGTATTTTCAGAAGTAAACACTAAAGAGTTTAAGTGCACGCTTTCTGTTGCTGTATAGCTTTGAATGTTGTCAAAGAACGTTGTGTTTGGAGAGCTTTGATAACCTAAGCCTAGTTGTCCAGAACCCGGTAAGCCATCTTTGAAGTTATTAATAGTTAAAGTAGATTTAGTACCATCTAGTCTATACACGTGAAAACTTCCAAATCTATCAAAAGAACTAACAGACGTATGCTCTCCAGCTACACCAGGGTTTCCAACATAAACGCCCGCGTTTGCACCAAGCGAGAAACTGAAAGAATTACCGTCTGCAATTAAGCCTGGATCGATACCGTCATGAGTTCCTGCTAAATAATGAGTTGCTCCAGACGTTAAAATAGGTACACCAAAGTTTCTTATAGCATCTAAACCTATTTTCTGAATACCATCTTCTATTTGAGAACCTCTAACGTGTAGTATCTTTGTAGTTAGATCTTCTAAGGCGTCTTTAGTTTTGTTATCAAACAAATGGAATAATTCATTTGGTTTTTTACCGGTACCGTGAGGATCATTATGGCTAAAAGGAACTGAGTCAACAGCTGTAAACGTCGGTGCTGAGTTATCAGTACCATCAGAGTCATAACCAGTTCTATAACAACTTACAAAATCTCCAAAGTTTATAAAGTCTTCAATATTTTTTTCTGTAAGTTTTATAGGATAAGTTCTAGGTATTTCAAAAAAGATATTTAAGCCAATATCTGGATCTGGTAAAATTTCAAATATAGCCGGCGTATTGTAGTCGCCTAGTACAGTTCCTAAAAAGTTAGTGGTAAGATAACTTGCTTCTCCAGCTCCTTTTAATCCAACAACTAAATTTTTAGAAGCTTTTACTTTTACATAAAACTTACCTTTTCTCTGCTTAGGCGGTATAACAACTTCTACTTCATTTTGCGAAGGATCATTTGAATCAAACTTTGGCGCTTCATTAGATATAGCTAAAACTCTAATAGTCTCATCAGCATATCTATAAGCACCACCTTCTCCAGCTCTACTTTTTAATCTTAATAAAGAGTCTTCTTGTATTTTGTTTCTATCAGCAGAGTGAAAAGCAAGCCAGTAGCTTTTAGTAGCGTTTTGAGAGCTAGTACCATCTCCTTCAGCTGGATAAGCTTTAAATAAAGCTATGTTGTAATATTCGTTAGATGTTTCTTTTACATAATATCTATAGTGTGTAGCCCAAGAAGGTATACCTCCTTCTAAGGTAAGCTTAGCTCTTAGTCTACTAGTAGAAAAAGCACTATTAACAGGAGCTGTATAAGAGCTCTCTGGACCAGTTATTACAGGAGACTGCCTGCCAAATCTATCTAAAAAAGATATTCCTAAAGTGTAAGTTCTATCAGATTTTATTGATTTGTGAGGAGAGCCATAATGCCTATGATTAAATTGATTAGTGTAAGCGGTTTCTCTAAAAGAGCCTCTTAAAGCATCTTGCGGATCTCGCCACTCGTAATATAGTCTTGGTACTACATCTTTACCATCGCTTGTTTTTAAATCATAGTCTAACGTGTAGTTACCGTATATAAGTCTATTAGCTGAAACGCATTGAGCTTTTGCTTTTATTGGAACAGCGTCAAAAGGCCTTAATATTTGATTAGAAGGTATTACACCACCAAGCTTTTCAGACTTAACAACAAAAACACCTCTAGTATTTGAATAAGAAAAGTTAGGAAATTTATTTGCCTCGTTTGAAAGACTTTGATTAAAGTTTATTGCAGCTGCTATAGTCGGATCTGCCGCTGTGCTGTTGCTGACTAATTGATTAGGTCCTAGTACAGTTTTAGCAAAGTTTCTATTATCATCGTTCCACTCTCTACTGCCTTTATTTATAGATTCTAACTTATATATATTGTTTTCTCCATCAAACTTAACTAGAATATCTATTTGTTTTACATCTACGGGCGTGCTTGGCGTTATAAAATCTCTAAGCTTGATCATTCTAACATCGTTTTCCATAGCAGAGTTTTGTCCTTCTTCTTTATTCCAAGAATACTTATTCTTTGGTAAAAAGCAAGGCTCTGTAAAAGGGCTTATAGCTGAAAACTGATTGTCGTCATATTTGTATCTAATAGCAAATCTAGGAAATTTATCTTTAAATATAACAGGATCGTTTGGATCTTCTAGACTTGCCTCCCAATACTGCATACCACTAGTAGTAGCTTGCGATAACGGCGTTTTGTTTAATTCTTCGTTTTTATCTACTACTATACCTTTTATAGTAAGTATATCGTTATATTTTGTATACGTGGGTGGAGTTGCGTTAGTACCACTAGTACCACCACTACCAAAGTCATAAAATCCATCTTCACTATCTCTTTCTATGTTAACCACTTTAGCCCCGTTAGTATCGTGATAATCGTTAGTTGGAGCTGACGCTCCTGGCTGACTAAAAGTTCCATTACTAGCAATTTCTGTTATTTGTATTTTTAACGACCTTGTGCCGGAGTCTGAATCTGTAGCAACTGTTCCACCAGATCCATCAAAAACAAGAGCAGGCGTATAGTAACTTATTGAGTTTAAAACTAAAATATCATTTACTCGCCAAGAGTGATTTTTTGTATTATTGTCAGTATCAACAGTGCCAGTAAAAAAAGAAGGAAAAGCATAATCTCTAGCTTGATTTTTTGTTACAGTAAAAGTTATTTCTGTTGAAGAGTCTATAGGCGTAGCGCTGTTTATAGCTGAAGCAGATTTTAAACCTATATTATGCGTTAAACCTATTCTTTTAGTTCTTAAAAGATCTACTTTTGGTGGGTTTAGTGGATGCCTTCTTATTACTGTTATATCTTCTAACTCGTAGTTTTTAATTTTATCATTGTTTAAACCAAGGCCATAATTAGTACTTGAGCTAGCTGGTAGATGACCAAACTTATTACTAATTGGGTTTTTATATAGCAGCTGAGTAGTCTCAAAAAGCATAGGTTTAAGAGCGGGTTCTGCTCCTTGGTTAATAACTGCATTACCATTAGTAACATAGTTAGAGCCAGCTATACCTTTTTCAATATCTATTCTTTTTGGCTCTGTCTTGCCGTCTGTGAAATATATAGTACCTTCAACAATATCAATACCAGTTATCTTGTTGTTTATAGGCGTTGGATGATCTTTTATTAATTTTGTTCCACTAGAATTAGTCTCTGTATAATCTAATTTATTACCTGTTTGAAAATTTAAAAGTCTTTCATTAGAAAACTTATAGTGAATACCACTGGCTATATTAGCTGCTGTCACTAAGTTTGCAGGTATTGCTTTGTTTAAAGTTATTTGAATTTGTCTTGGGGCAGGATTACCACCACCCATCTTTCTTTCAACCTTTAAAACTTTAACACTACCTAAAGCATTGAGTGTAACAGGATTTATAAGGTCAGGAGTTAATATGTTTTGTCCACTTGAATCTATTATTTGAAAGTCAGCACCGGGATAAATACCATTAGCGTAATTCATGTTTCCAGAGCTACTAACTGAAGGATTAGACCCAGATTCTGACATAAAAAGAATAGTAATATCTTCGTTTCTAGGACCAGTTTTGTTATTTACGTCAGTGCTATTAGAAACATCCCATTGATCTATAATATGAGTGGGTGTTCTATAAACATTGTACACATCTACAAAAACTGCTTTAAGTTTATCGTTCTGTGTAGTAGCTTGATACTGAGCTGTTCTAGTTTCTAATATACAGTCTACATCATAACCATCTTTTGTTGCTACTGAAAATGTTAAGGTAGTGCCACTAGCAATACTATTTAATTTACTTAAAGTAATAGTAGTACCGCTTATAGCTGTTACTGTAGTTGAGTGAACAACATCTGTACCAGTAACTAATTGACCAACGACTACACCTGTAGCACTGTTTAACTCTACTGTATCAGAGTCTGTAGTTGTGCCTGAAGATGTTTGGACTTGTGTAGTAAGCGTTAAAGAAGGTGTGTCTGAATATCTGTTTCCTGCCGCAACAATCTCAGGCTCAATAGCGCTAGATAAAAAACTGTATATTTTATCTGTAGCTTCATCTGTAACAACGCCAACTGTTTCAGCTGAGTCAGAAAAATCATTTCCAAAGCTAGGCGTATAATATACGAAAGGAGCATTTTCGTCAAGACTTGCTATTCCAAAAGTATTGTGAAATCTATCGTCTATTCTTAGACTACCAAGCAGTTGATTACCAGGAACATTGCGAGCTGTACCAACAGATGACTCTTCAGCTGTTGAAACTTCTATATTCAACGCATCTCTATATTCACCGTCTGGTATAATTCTTTCGTCAAGGTCTTTGTTCATTCGACCTTGCATAAAATTTCTTTTCAACTCAGGCATTGACTAGTGTTTTATGTGTTTAGACTTACCTCTAAGTATTTGAGTTATCTCTTCAAGCTTTATATTAGATAATCTAAGCTTAGCTTGTCTCTTAGAAGCGTAAGCCTCTTTCTTAAATCTTGCTACTAGATATTCAGGAACATCTGCTTTTGTTGCTAAAATAGCGTGTGCTATATATTTATACATAGCTTCTTCAGCAAACTTGTGTACTTGCATTTCAGCGTCTGTTCCTAAGCTATCACTTATGTATTGTAGTATCACAGTTTTTCCACTAAGATTAGAGCTAAAGTGTATCCTACCTTTTAAATCGTTTATAAAGAAAGAGCCGTTGCTTTGAGCAAACTCTGGCTCTATACCATATCTTTGACCAACTAAATCTTCATACAAGCTAGAGTCATGTCCTTCTTCAGGACTTGTTTGAACAGTGGCAGAAGTGTAAGCTTTAGATGTATTAGATGTAAGTTGTAAATCAATGTTACCATCAGCATCGCCATCAATAAAATCTTCGTTACCAATAGCTCCAGTTTGTTTCGGTGCTGTTGGATCACTAGTGTATTTTGTAGGATATAAAACTTGATGTATACCGTTGCTATCGATCTTAACTAGCTTCACATAGTTGACATAATCTTGCGGTAAAGTCATAGTTAAAGTAGTTGGTATTTCTATCTCATGAGACTTTGTACATTTAAACGTATCAAAGCTTAGTTCTTGTAAAGCTCTCTGCGCGTGAAAAGCAACGTCAGCTCTTCTAACTTTATTTATTATTTTTTCTTCACCAACGTATGCTAATATAAATTGATTTATAATATGCTCAAGTGAAGTAAACTGATAGTTACCATAGTTAGCACTATTACCACTGCCGTAGTATGTAGCTTGTGTTGTTCCGTCTAGTAATCCCATTTATTATACTTTTTCTTCTTGAGTTATTTGTTGATCTTCTCCAGCTGCTATTTGTATAAGCCCAGGTTTGTTTAATACAACGCCGGCTAGCTCTAATATTTTGTATACTAAAGTATTTTCTTCTGATTGATGTAATTCAAAATCTACAGAGTTAGCAGCGTCATATAGTGGATATTCATTACCACCTTGTGATTGAGGTATTAACACATATCCAAAGTAAACCTCTGCAGGTTTTTTAATATAGTTACAAGTAACATTACTTGCGTCGTAAGCCGGTGTGTTTGTGGCTGGAAACAGCTTTAATTTTGTGTCTGACTTTCTTACATAGACAGGCCTTGTTTTTGGTGGATTAAACAGAGCTGTTCTCTCCATGTATAAAAAATCGTTCTTCTCTACTCTTTCCACCTCCACGTCATAAGCACCACCAACAGCGTAGAACACTGTACCCAGCCTATAAACGTCTGTAGGTAAAGTAACTTCATTACCAGCAACAGAGCTAGTAGATTGTTTAAATTGTTCAAATGGAGATATTTTCTCTGCTAACACATCTAGCATGTCAGAGTATTCAGTAGCGTTACCGTCTTTCTGATCGTTCCATTGCTTGATGTCGTAGAAGTACTGCTCAAATATAGCGTCTTGAGCTTGATTAGCAAGCAAGTTAAATTCAAGCGGCGTTATATAGCCCCTTTGTTCTTTGTTGGCAATAGCCAATACTTTTTGATATACTGAATCTACGTTTACTGCCATTATGTTTTATTTTATAGTTAAGCAACCACCCCGAAGAGTGGCTGCTCTTCTATATAGTGATTACGCGTTTAATCGCTTTTCAATGTTAGAGTAAATCTCCATACCTTCATCTGTCTTAAACCAAGCGGCTAAAGCAGAATATGGGTGTTCGTCAAACGGTACCGTCATAATTTTTCTATCATTTGAAGCCCACTTAAAGTAACGCTGATCATTTGATAGTGTAATTATTTTTGCTTCAGTAGCTTTGATACCAAAGTTTCTAAGTTGTACATTATCATCTGTCGTTAGTTCTAAGAACATTTTAGGATTTCTCTTAGCAAATAGTAGTAAATCTCTTCTAAGTTCTTTAGAACTTAAGCTACTCACCTTAGATCCTATCTCTACTCTCATTATAGCTTCAGCCATATCAATATCCATTGATCTTGCTATAGTTAAAGCCTCTACTTCAAATTCAAGCCAGTCTAATTGATTCTCGGCAATTTTCTTTGGCTTATATTCATAGAACATAACGTCTCTATTAGGATGATATAAGCTTAATAGTTTTTGTAAAACCGTTTGTTGTTTAGGAACGTGCAAAGCTCCGTTTCTAAATATGATATGAGAAAGTCTTTGATCGCCTTTCATCTCATCAACAAAACAAGTTTGCTGGTTTTGACAATACTTCAACTCTCTTTCAAATCCTTTTTCTTCATCAAACCAGTATATGTTAGCAGATCTAATAGCTCTAGAAACTGGTTTTTGAGCTCCTTTAAGATAATAGATTCTGTCTTTTATTTCCCAATCTGGTTTTTTAGGTTCAGGCTTTGCTTCTACCTTAATATCAACCATCTCGTTAGTAGCTTTTACTTCAGGTGCTACTTCAACCTTTGGTGCAGTCTTTACTGCGGCTTGTTTCTTTGCCATAATAATATAAAATAAAAATTAAAAAAAAAGATCGGGGCCGAAGCCCCGACCTAATAAATATTACTTCATTAACATAAAGTTGTTAGCACCTTGAGTGATCAAACATCTTTCAGTTAAGAAATGAACTTGCATTGCATCTAAAGCAGATGTAGTAGCTCCAACTGAACCAGTAGTCCAAGTCTTCATTCTACGATCATCAGCTTGAGAAGCTCTGTATCGAACGTGTAAGAAAGGACGCTTAAGATTCTTTCCTAATTGCTGATCGTATACAGTTGATGTACCTGCAGGAATAATAACTCCACGGATAGCGCTAGCACCAGCAGCAGCGTTAATACCACCACGAGTAGCTAAATCGTTTAAGTAACGGAAGTCAGACTTATAGAAGTCGTAAGATCCACGACGGAATCCAGAGAATCCTAAGTTTAATGCCATGTCTTCATCGTTTTCAAATACTCCATAAGAAGTACCACCAGCACCATAAGAGTTCATAGAAGCCAACATATCATCAAATGCTAAAGATGTAGCACGGTTAACGAATAACATGTTTTCTTCAATAGCACCTTGCTTATCAAACTCTGCTAAAATAGAATCGAACTCAGCTAAGTCAGTAGCAGCGTTAACACCAGTAACACCAGAAGTAACATTACCACGAGTCTCTATAGCATCAAATAAACCTTGAGTACCTGTTACATCACCTGTGTTAGATCCGTAAATATGGTCGTCAGTTAAATCCGCGTTAGCATTTATACCACCATACAAACTAGCAGTAGCAGTAGCAAATGCAGGACCTCCAAGCTTAGCTTCAAGCATAGCCATCTCTAAGTAATCGTTAAAACGAGCACGAGTATCAGCTTCAGCTTTCAAGTACCATAAGTATCCTGATTGACCTTCTTCGCCTGTAATCTCTACCCAACCAACTCTAGAAGCGTCTGATCCAGATACTTCGTAGTAATCTTTCATGATAATTGGCTTGTTAGAGAAAGACTTGAACTGAGGCTCGTTAGCACCTCTAGAATCACCACCATCGTAGTTGTCACCTTTCTTAAACTCAGAACCATATACTAATATAGTTAAGTCTCCACTGTTTTGACCAGCAGCATCATCAAATATAGAAGCAGCGTTTAAGTTAGCAAACCCATAAGGAGCTACAGTAATTCTATCGTGAGTAGTTGCAGTAGTACCTCTTGGAGCCGCCACAACAATAGCTTTACATACCGCTCCGTTAGCAGAGTTAGCAATAAGAATAGTATCGTTTTTTCTAATAGCATGATTAGTTCCTACGTCGTTACCATCAATATCTTTTTCAATTTCAATAATACCACCATTAGCATCATCATCGTCGTGACAGAAACCTGTGTAAGATAAGTGTAAACGACCCTGCTCAGACCAAACAACTTGATCTGCAGTCATTGCTTCTTCAGCACCAATTTTAGATAAGAAACCAGATATAGTTCTAGGACCATAAATCTCAGCCTCTTTTTCCATTAAGTCAGGCAGATATTGTTGTGCCCAACCTTGACCAGCTTGTGAAGCTAGGTCTAAGTAATTTGTTGAAAGAGCTTGCTGCCCAGGAGCAGGTTGCACGTTCAACAACGTTCCATTTGTAATTGCCATTTTTAATTATTTTTAAATGGGTTAATAAATTATTTTCTTCTTTTAAATTTAAACGAAGGAGTTGTATCTAAATCAAGAGCTTTAACTCTAACACCTCCGACCTCTACCTCTCCGTGAGCAGATCTAGGCGCCATGTCGATGTTTTTGCTTTGAGCTACAGAATTTTTTAAAGCATCGGCTTGGCCTTGCTCATAAAAATGTCTCGCTATAACATCAGGGTTCATCGCTGTGTAAATCGACTTGTGATAGTCTGACGCGTTTTTAATCTTACCAGTTTCATCTAAGTGAGCCTCAATAAAATTATTTAAGTCAGACTGCGCATCTTTTACTTTTGCAGCATCTCGAACGTTTACTCTAAATGTTTGATCACCGACTTGATATTCGAAACCTTCGAAATTATCGTTAAAAACTTCATTAGTTCTATCTTCAAAATACTTAGAGCGTTCTTCAGTTACACGCTGATTTTGTTCAGCCTCTTCGTTATATCGATTAAAGAAATCCATTGCTTTTTGATATTCATCATTAACAACTGGAGTTGCTTTAATCTCATCATAATACTTAGACTTTTGCCCGTCTAAATAGGCCTTGGCTTCTGCAACCTGCTCTTTTAAAGCCAACTTTTTTCTTTTAATATCTTTTTCATCATCTACCTCTTCGTCGTAAGAAAATTGATCTTCCATTAAGAAGTCAACTTCTTCTCGAGATAAATGAGGTTTAGTTCTTTCATAATACTCTTGCAGCGCTGTTTGATTATCCATTTCTTCGTAATTACGATTTAATCTTACGTAATCTTCAACGCTACCGCCAGTGTCGTTTACAAAGTCAACTAGCTTTTGAATATTTTCAGGCAATGCCTGTCCTGTTTGCTCAACCTTGTTTAAAGCCTCGTTAGCTGCTTCAACAGTGTTGCTTACTTCTTCTTGGATACTTTGTTCGGCAACTTCTTCATTTGTTGCTTCGACGTTTTCTTGGCGTACTTCTTCGCTAGCTCTGGATTCGTCGCGAACAGGTACCTCATCTGTGTTTTGCTCCTGAACGGCATTTTCTATCTCATTTAATTTGTTCATGTCTAAAACAATAGTTCCATCATCTTTGTAAGATACCGGAGACTCTTGTTCGACTACTTGTTCTTCTGTTGATTCGGTGTTTTGCACCTCTTCTAAGTTTTCATTTTCTTCCATAATATAAAATATAAATTAGTTAGTTTACCTCGGATTAAATGTTTCCATACCGAATCCACCTCCGAGTATATCATTACCGGCAGACTCAAACTTTTTAGGTGGTCCACCTGCTTTTCTTTGTTCTATAAGCTCACTTTGCTGTGAAGCTTGTATTCTTGTTCTCTCGTCTTTACGATCTTCTTTTTCTTTTTCGTTGCTCTTTTTACCTTCAACGTCCATCTGCTTTAATCGCATGTTTATTTGGAACTCATGGTCCATAAGCTGTTTTTTAACATTAGCTTCGTGAACCATTGTTTCTCGTTTAAAGTTTTCTTTAGCTTCTTCTACGGCTATTTGAGCTTGAGTTATAGCTTGATTCTTTTGAACTTCAGCTTGAGCCGCCGCTCGTTGCGCTTGCGCTTGCGCTTGTGCTTGAGCAGCAGCGTTTTCTTGTTGTATCTTTTGATCTTGTTTTACTTTTCTTTCTCTTCTAATCTTTAATAGTTGATTAGCTAGTTTTATATTTTTAATTTCTCTAAGATCAATAGCATCTGACAACTCTATTAGTTGTTGTTGTAAAGCTTGCTGTATGTTGTTTTCAAGAAGTTGTTTTTCTTCTTCATCTGGCGAAAGCTCTAAGAATATACCGAAGTCGTATAGATACATATTGGATATATCTTCTAACGTTCCAACGTTGTGTGCGCCTATCGATTGTATAAAAGCGTTTTTAGTTGGTGAATACTCTAGTATATCTGATATTCTAAGAGATAAAGCGCTTGCTACTTCAGATGTTAAAAACAAACCAGCTTGCAATATATGTCTAGTTGCAGTATTACTATTTGCAGCAGCCATCTTCTGTATGCCAACTAAAGATCTTTCAGCCGGCATGCTACCATCACGAGCTTCGTTAAGTCCGGTTACATCACGTATCATTTGTAAATAGTAGTTATACGTTTGTATAAGACTTTGCATTTTTTGTCCACCAGATCCTGATTGTATTTCTTGTATAGGATTTTTACCAGGATTAAACTCACCGTTTTCATTCATTGATCTACCAATAACACTACCTGTTTGGAAGAACATGTTTAAAGCTTCTTGTGGATTATAGTTTGTTCCGTTACCTAAGTCTATTTCAGCTAGACCATCAGCATCTAAATAAACTCCGTCTGGCACAAGTCTTGACATAACTTGCTGTAACTTCAAATGTGTAATTTGAATCATATCAGCAAAACCAGTTATACGCTTAACAAGTGAGTCAATGCTACCATTATACATGCGAGGCGCTACAATATGATAGTTCATTTTAACTTTATTATAATCGCTCTTTGGCCTTGTCATATTCTTAGCCATGCCCCACTTTAGCATTTTGTTTGATCCTAATATTAAAGCACCTTCATACAGCACTTCAACTTGCTTTTGTAGTCTAGTAAAGTTTGTTTGTTTGTCTTGAGGTGGATTAAAAGCGTCTGTTTTCTCTATGGCTCTTTCGCCTCCAGTTCCAGTTTCTTTAACTTTATAAACATTGTTCATATATGTTTTATAGTTAAAATATAATACTTGAACTTTATTGTTATCTGTTCTTTTACCAGTACTATAACCATACTTAGATGTGCCAGCATAGCTATTATATTCTTTTACTATTTCTTCAAGCTCGCTTTGTGTTAAGCTTGGAAACTCTCTAACAAGTTCGTTAACCGGTATATTTTTTACCTCGCCTACATAGTATATGTCTTCAAAATAAGGGTCGTCTGTATAAGAATAAACTAAATTTGAAGGATCAACGTAATCTATAGTAACACCTTCAGATGTGTTAAATCCTGTTTTAACAGCACCCATACCTATAACTGTTAAGTCGTAGAAAAATCTTTTCTTAATTAACTCGTATCTGTTGCCTTCCATCAAAACATCCAAAGCTTGCTCTTGAGATATTTCAACAGCCTGCTTGTATGTAAGCTGCATGTGCAACTGAAGCTCTTCTATAGTGTTTGGTAGTTGTTCCGGCGGATTATCAAAGACATTAACTTTAAACGTAGCGTTAGCGTATTGAGCTAGATCTCTCGTGTCCATATCAGCTAATATGCTTTCCATGTAAGCTGTTCTTTTGTCCATACCGTACGGATCTTGAGAATAAGCTTTTATCTCGTAAGCTCTATTTGACATACCGTTAACAACAATATCTACAAACTTAGATATAATAGGTACCGGCTTCCAGTCAAGGTTTAAATAGCTTAAGTCACCATTTATTGATAACTCGTCTTTATATTTTTGTATTGGCTGTTCACCTCTAGCATAAAGTCTCAACTTATGAAACTCAACTCTGTTGTTGAGGTATCTGTTACTGTGTGAAAATCTGTCTTCGAACCATTCGTACTCTATAGCTTTAGCTACTTTCATACCATACTCTATTGACATTTTCTCAAGATCACTGACTACTTGAGAAGGAAAATAATTTTTTACAACTGACCCAGCCATATTTAATTTTTAATTATTGTCGATGAATAGCCTTTGTTGTCATACTTGGCTACGCTTATATTTAACTTCTGTCTTTCTATTTTGGCGTTAGGCCTATATAAATGCCTGTTGCAAGCCATAACAGCTAGACCAGAACTTATAGAGGCATCGAACTTAGTTCTTTTGTTTATATCAAACTTAGCCCAATCATTTAAGGTTTCGTTGAAGTATATGTTTCCATACACGCCATCTCCTAAATGGCCAACGTGGTTTTGGATATACATTTCAATAGCGGCAGCGTGAGCTTGTTTAATGTCTTCACTAGAGTTAGGTATACCACCTATTTCTTTTTCAGCTACCGAAAGTTTATTCCAGGTTTTGTCAGGTCTATTCATAGAGTATCCCCTATATCCTCTTCTTCTTAAGTAATATAGAAGTCTAGGTTTATTGTTTTCTGCTAAAATTGGCATGCCATAAAACACACAAGCCATTAATACATCTTCAAAAAACATCTCTGCGGTTTGTGGTCTAGCTATATATTCTAAGAAAAAATGGTTAGCAGGAGCATCTTCCATACTAAACTTTGTTAATCCATGTAGCGCGCCATTCGAACCACGTCCATCAACAGTCCCGCTAATATCGTAACTGTCACAGCCAAAAGCTCCCATGTGTTCGTTTCCAGGATAACGTATTCCATTTTTTACTATTATTCTATTTTGTAAGTTAGCAGGTGGTACCCAGCTTACTTTAAATCTACCTTTTGGATCTGGATAAAATATTACTTGCGTATCTTTTATACCGTTAACCCACTGAAAGCTTCCAACACTTACCGTAGCATCTGTCTTAACACCTTCGTTGTAATCTATTTGTTCGTATATCTTAACTAAGTTAAATATACTATTTTTTGTTTCATCTCTAAACGCGTGTTCTTCAGTTCTTGGAAACTGTCGATAAAATTCGTTTAGCGCATCTTGATCATCTCTTAATCCATCAGCTTCGTTTTCCCAGTGATCAACAACACCTATGTCTATTAGTTCACCGTCGGGTCCATAACACTCTCGTGTTGGGGTATCGAATACTGGTCGTCCATGCTCATCAATAAATCCCTCATAGTTCCATTCCATTGGGATAAACAAAGAATATAAACCAGAGCGTGTTTGACCATTTCTATTTCTTTTAGTTACATCACTATCGTAGTATAACTTTTTAAAGTTATCACCACCTTTATCTAAAGCGTTTGATGTTGAACCCATCATACACTTACCTATAATTCTACTACCAAGACGTAAACAAGTTTTTGTTACACGCCAGTTGTTTAAAATATTATCAGGTCTCTCCCACTTACCACTTTCATCATGAACTAGTAAGTTAAGCTTTTCACCGTCGTAGCTGTTGTCACCAGTATTTTTCCAATCAATAGTAGTGTCAAGTCCAACCAGCTCTTCCTGCTTTTCGTTGGCAGTAATTTTTTTACGCGTAAACTTACTTGCAGGAACCCTATAAGCAAGCTCAGACTTAGGTCTGTCCATACCATCTTGTATCGGTTTAAAGAAAAACGGATAGTTGATAGATATTGGAACAACTTTATCGGTAAACATTTTCTTAGCATCTGCACCACTTTTAGACAATATTCCATATCTAGCATCACTCGATATTGTAGCCAAGTTAACAGTTTCAGCACTACTCATAAATGAAAAACCACTACGTCTGTTTTTTAAATAACACATACCGTAGCATCTTTTATCTGCTTTACACGCTTCCCAAAATATAAAGAACAGTCTATTGGCTTCTCTAAAATCTGGAGCACCAACGTCTATTTTACTCCATTGTAAATACATATAATGGCTACCTGTTATATATGTAGGCTCGCCATCGTTCATAAACCAAAAGCCTTCATCTCTACGTTTAAACTCTTCGTCTATAAAATCGTACCACTTGTCCTTGCTTTCTTCTGGATAATTTCTCCAGTCAAATATGTTCTTAAGTTTACTTAACTCTTTAGGGTAATCTATTTTTTGCCATTTGTTTAATTTGGTTTTGCGCAACTGCAGTGGCAGCAGTGGCAAAGCAATGCGCAAACCTTGGATCTCAAGTATGTTACCAATTTTTCCAGTTTTGCT